ATCGTCCATACTTTCTCCCTCTCACAATCCCCATCGGGCGGGCAGGTATTCGTCGACTACCAGGGAACTCGAACTCCGGAGAGTTAACGCTTTGCCCTTCGTGGTATCCGCCTTTACGGATTGGTAACCTGCTTCTAAGTCCTCGGCCATAGTTCATACTATGCCACCGCCCTTTGGGGATGGGGTTATACTTACAACGGACTATCCTCTGCCGGCTCTTGTAAATCATCCGTAAGAATATACCCGGATACGATTGCCTTTGGTTTTTTGTGGTATTGGTTCGGCGGTTCATGTTCAACCTTAATCCGGCATTTCTTGTAAAGCCAGTTCGCCGAATCCCATGAGAATTTATCCTCGTAAGGTTCACCGATACAATGCAAGAAATGTTTACTGCGTCCAAGGATTTTAAAACCTGGACTGTTCGGATTGTCGGATATGGTAATGTTATCCCATACCCATGCTTCGTCTTGATACACACCGGAAGATGGAACAAGTTTAATCGTAATCATCGGATCACCGTTCTTTGTTTCCTGTGCATTACCGTCCTTATCGGTATCCCGGACTTCTTCAATAACCACATCATACTCACCTTCGGGCAATAAAACATATTCGCCCTGCTCTCTTACTCCCGTACCGTCGCAATCTCTTTTCATTATTTCTTCTCCTTCTTTTTTTCTTCCACCTTGTTTTTTTCGACTTCCTTTTTAAGGTTTTCCTTAGAGGCGTTGAAGTTCTGCTCAACGATCCCCTCAACCTTTTTTCCTAAGAAGTCGATGCACTTTTGGATCTGCTCTCCGGTCATTTCAGCCCAGTTTTCCACATCGGCCTTGCTGAACCATTTTTCAACGGTTTCGGCGTCTATCTTGACTATCTCGATCAGTTTGTTGATTCTCTCAACCTGTTCGATTGTTGCCATGGCCACCGGGATTACGTCTTTTTCGAGAACATCCTTACCGTACAACTCGGCGAATTTCTCATATTTCAGATCGTAAATCTCGTTTTGTACCAGAGATTCGATCCGGCTTTTTTTGACCTTGAATTTTGCGCTATCCCCCCGGGTCAATATCTCAATCCAGAGATCAAGGATATACTCAAGCTTGTCATAACCGTCAAATGTTGTGCCTTCAGAAACGATCTCTTTACCTCTGCGTACCCATTTCTCTTTTGCGTGGCAGATCAGGATGACCGTCATGTCAAGTTTCTCAATCCATCGGATGAGCTGGCGGGTAGGTTTGTTCGCCTCTTTCTTGTCTTTTCCGAAGTCGCTGCCGATCTCGGCTTCGGCTTTAGCGGCCTCCAACAGATAGAGAAAAGTGAAGGAATCAATAATCAAGGTTTTATAGTCATGCTTGGTTTCGATGAGCTGTTTAATTTCCTCGATGACCACCTTGAAATCCTGGCTCCCTTCATCTTTACCAAGATAAACACCGCCCTTTGCCTTTAGTTTGTCCTGATATTGTTGTCTGCTCGCCCCCCCCTCGCAGTCAATCAGATACGGTTTTGGAAAATCCAACGCAAAAAAGGTTTTTCCGATACCTGACGCGCCGCTGATTAAAAACTTTGGTTTACTTGGTGTTACCTTCTCCGGATTCTTTGCTCGTAAAGCCATACCTACCTCCCATAAAATTTAAGCCGCCATCTTTCTGTTTGCTCGGAACAAACAAAAAAAGCGCAATATGTCATTCCACATGATTGCGCTATAATGGCGGCTTGATTGTTTAGTTTGCTTTTCACGACTTCCGAGATCGTTTGCATAGTATTTATTGTACGCCTTTTTCGTTGGTTGTCAATTCTTTTTTCTGATTTTTCACCAACACCGGGCATTTGCTCCGGTGAATTTTGCGGCACAAATGGCATTGTGCTTTTGTCCACTTGCCTTTCATAATCAATAATTCACATACTCGTTCATTTTGAGTCATCTCCCCTCCTCTTAATTATCCTTTCAATTTCTCTGTTATCCTCCACCGACAAACACCGCTGGCAGTCCTGTTGGAGTTCTTGGAGCTCAGGAGTTGTGTATTGCCAGAGTTCGCCTCGGCCTGAGCAGGTTCGGCAGGTCATCGTTCATCCTCTCGTCGTTCAATAAAATCTGCTATATCTCCCACAATCTTTAACATCTTGTCTGTTTCATTTTTTTCATATTCTTCTATCAACAATGCTTTTATTTTTTCAAAGTTTGTTGATGCGAGCAACAACGATTCATCAGTCCGAAATAATGTTGTTCCTGGGCAATATCCACCTGTTCCGCATAACTCAAACATTTCTTTCTTTTCTTTATCTTTATAAATCATAAGACGAGAAAGGATTGGATCACTTTGCAACAATTTTATTGTTCTTGTCATTTGATCAGAAAAACTCCTGTTCGCCTTTTCCGCTATCCTTTTTTCTAAAATAGTCTTATCCATTTTTCTCCCTCCATTCCTTCCGTCCATTCAACAAACATTCAAAATAGGTTAATCCGGGTTTGGTACATATAAACAAATCCTTCTTTGTGCCGTCGAACCATTCAATCTTATGTCCGGTACAGTATCCATCACGGCACGTCGAACAATCCTTTGTTTCAATCGGCGGGGCGTTTACTATGTCGGAGTAGGTTATGTTTTCGAACATGGTAAATCCTCCCTTACAATGTTTTTACAAATTCTCTCCATCCAACTTTCATAATAGAATATCCCTCCCGTACTTCTACAATGAATTTTTCTGCGCTTATCCTATTGAGCATTGAGGCTACCGTCATAGTCGGAACGCCGGTTTTCAATTTTTTATTCATTTGCCGTACACAGGCACACTCTATTTTTTTGTGGTCAACTCTTTCGGTATCATTAAACATAATCAGCGTCCTTTCTGCAATCGTGCGTACTTTGCGAGGTATTGTTTAGTTTCTTCCGGCATTCTCCCCTTGACTACGTTTCCGATCCCTGCGCTGTAGGCCCAGATTATATTTTCCACTGTAACCGGCTTTCCATAATGCCTCAAATATTGAGGTATCTTAATAGCTAAATACCATTCTGCCACCGTTCGTGCCACCACGGGGCTAAAAACAGCCTTAAAAGCGATTTTAGAGGCAGGATGGCAAGCGTTATAATCAGCTACAACACAAGGCATGAGCTGGTATAAGCCGGAAGCACCGGATTGTCTATTGTAAGCCAACGGATTACCCGATGATTCAATCTGAGCTATGGCGTCCATGTTGATAACGTCTGCATGAGCCACCGACCACCATATCCCTACTGCAATAATCACAATCGTGGCTACAATGATGCTGATGATTGCCGCTCTTGCCCGGCTGTTGGCGGCCTGAACCTCTCTGTTAAGTTCAATCTGCTCCGCTATGACCTTATATGTTGATTGCACGATGCGTTCCTCGATTGCGTCCTGCTCAGGCGTGTTGTCTTTGCGGTAGTGATGGGTAAATTCTGGGTTGTTTTGCATAATTCCTCCGTAATAATTAAACCCCGCCCCAAACATCACCGGCCAGGGTGCGAGGAAGTAGACGCAATCCGGCTATGACGGAAAGCGCTTTCCTGGTGAAAATGTCTGGAACGGGGTTATTTTGTTTGTTTGTTTGATTTGTCATTTTCCCTGGCCGGATTTTGTAAATATAGATCGAGAGCTTTGTCAACCTGATACCTGAACGACACTCCAGATGATTTCTTAGCCTGCTTCATTTTTCTGCGTTTATCGTCTGAAATATCTATCAGTGTCTTCATGGATTAAAGTATATACGAATATATACGTTTTGTCAAGGATTATTTTTTAAATAAAAAAGCCAGGAGTTTGCCCGGCTAATTTATAACTTGGGATATAACTAAATAAAACTTATGCTCCGTTGTCCTATAAATTTTCTTGACTTTTTGGGATTTATATGATAATCATAAACGTATGAACATCAGACAGCAGAAGTACAAAAAAAACAGAATACTCGGAATGAATTGTTATAATGCGGCACGATCCGCTGGGTATTCCGAAACTACCGCTAAATCCCGCACTAAGCAACTTGAGGCCAGGATTAAAATTACTGATGTGTTGGAACGCAAAGGGTTGACTGACTCGGTTCTTGCAGAGAAATTATCCGAACTACTTAATGCTACTAAGGTTATAGGATATTTACATAATTATAAGAAATCGGAAAAAGTTGGAATTGAGAAAATTTCACCGGATGAGGTTATATCTAATGAGTTTCTGGATATTCCTGATTGGCAAGCGAGGGGAAAAGGGCTTGAATTGGCTTTAAAATTAAAAGATTTACTTCGGGATAAAGTTGAACACTCTGGGGAAATCAAAGGCGGGAACAGGGTTGTCATTATTGTTCAGGAGAGCAATGGAAATCAAAGTCAAGAAGGGCGGGTATCAGGCAGAGTTTCTATTCTCCAAGAGTAAATTCCCTTGTTTAAAATCCAGTATTGGGACGGGGAAAACTTTATTGCTTTTGCTTAAGATTTACACTTACTGCGAGGATTATCCAGGCTCCCACGCTTTAATTGTCCGCAAAGAATATACCGACCTAAAAGATAGTACAATCAAGGATTTCGAAAGATATTTTAATGTTACCGTCGGTTCAGATAAGGATTATAAACTTCCTAACGGTTCTATTATAATGTTCCGTCACGCCGCAGAAATACAGGTTCTTAAAAATATCAACCTTGCTATTGCGGGGATTGAGCAAGCGGAAGAATTTGAGAACGATATACAGTTCCAGTTTATTCGGGATAGATTGCGCCAAGAGAATGGGTCTGATGTTCGCCCGTTAGTGATTATTGCTAATGCTAACGGGCATAACTGGATTTATGATTTATGGCTGGCTAAGGCAAAGGAAGTTAAACTACTTGATGAGGCGACAGGGCAGAGGCATTATAAAAATGAAAACTATGAATGTTGGACAGCTAATACCTGGGCTAATGAGAAAAACCTACCGCCTGATTTCATCGCGGATTGCCGGGCAAAAGAAACAGAAGCACCTAATCACTACAAGCAATTTATCCTAAACTCTGATGATGAGGTTGAGCAGTCGGATAGATTATTTATCTTTCAAGAATTACTCAATACCAAAAATAATCCGTATTTACTGCGTGAGGGCTATGGCTATAAGGTCGCGGGTTTTGATGTAGCCCGCTATGGCGATGATAAATGCGCTTGTGTAATCCTGCGGCAGAATGGCGCATTACACTGGGAGCAGGTCTTTGTTGACCAATGGGATCACAAAGACTTGAATTATACTACAGGCAGGATATTGACAACCGCCAATGAGCAGGGAGTAAATAAGTCGGTTATCGATGAGGACGGAATGGGAGCCGGCCCGCTTGATACGTTAGTCAAAGGACGCAACAGAGATGACTTTTTGGGATTCCGCAATCCTAACCTCGGTTATGATACCAATAAATTCTATGGCAATGCCCGAACTGCTAATGCTTATAAACTCAAAGACTTGGTAATGAAAGGGCATATACATATCAGCGATGAGAACTTAATCAAGGAGTTATGCACGCTCAAATATACATTTGATAATAACCAGCGCCGGGTGTTAATAAGTAAAGAGAAGATGAGGGCAGAAGGGATTAAATCTCCCAACCTTGCTGACGCTCTTATTATGGCGGTCAGCTTAATTGGAGAGATAAATTATAAACAAGAGCAGGATTTTAATCGACATCCCCAATACTCTAAAGAGTGTGATTTGTTAAGCTCGGCTGGAATACGATGATTGAGGTTTTAAGGGATCGAGACAAGCGGTTGACCGCTGTTTGTGAATATTTAATTTTGACAGAAGATGGACATTTACATAATGATGGCACTAAAATATTTATTGGAGAGCTGGAAATTAATCCCGAACACAGAGGCAAAGGACTGGTGAAATATTTCATCAAGACGTTAATGGACAAATATCCCAAAATAGATAAATGTTTTTTTGTGAGAAAAAGAAAATATCCTGATAGGGATTGTAGGATGTGGACACGGAAAAAATTAGAAATATTACTACGGGGGTGATAAAATGGGTGAGATTTTTAGCGGAGCGAATGAAGGATCAGGATGGATACAAAGAGTTGTAGCGCCGTGGTCGTATCAAGATGGAAATGTTGTTAACGCGATAGTTGATCCGGTCAACCTTACATCGTGGGATAGTGAGGGGAAAAAGGTTGCTAATTTTGGGGAAGGGAGCAAAGAATCAGAAGCTGTGGTTCCAACGGCAAGTACAGAAACCGGGACAGAAACTGGGACAGAAACAATTACCGACACGATTGCTAAAGCGCAGGCTACAGCTCAGGCAGTGACTACGGCTAAAAAAAGAGCTGCTTCCCGGTCTCGTTCAATTTATTCGTCCCCGCTGGGAATCGCTGGAGAGGCAAGCACAGCTAAAAAAACCTTACTCGGAGAATAAGATGAAAAAATTAATTTCATCCAAACCGTACAAGCAATGGTGTAGAGCAAGAGGGATTGACTTTGCTACTCATATGGCACAATTTCCGTCAGTCGCTATGCAGTTGACTATGCCAAAGACGTCGGATAAACCAAAAGTAAAATTAGCACCATGGGAGAAGATTAAAAACTTCTTTAAATACTAATGCCAAGCATAGCAGAGTTAGCCCAACCTAAACAGAGCAACAGCTTTGATAAGCCTAAAGCACAGGAGAAGATAGACCGTTTTAAGGAGTTAACTTCTGCCCGGGGAAATATGGAAAGCTATTGGCAGATACTCCATGATTATTTTTATATCGAGGCGCAGGATGTCAATGTTAGCTATGCGCCGGGAAATGAATTAAGCGTAACTAATCTTTGGGACGCAACAACTCTGGAATGCGCTGATGTATTGGCGTCCGGATTTCAGAATTACCTAACGCCTGCTACAAGCAAATGGTTCAAGCTCAAACCAAGAAACCAGAATTTAGCCGAGAACAAAGCGGTGGCGGATTTCCTTGAAGATGTATCCAATGAAGTCTATCACGCCCTAAACCGCAGTAATTATTATGACCAGTCATTCCCGGCGTTTAAATCAAGCGGTGTATATGGCACGTCATTGCTTTTGGAAGAAGAAGACTTGGAGGATGATATACGCTTCCATAATTTGCCATTAAAGCAGGTTTGCATTGTTGAGGACGCGCGAGGTCGGGTCATTGGATATTATATTGAGTTTGAATACACAGCTTTGCAGGCAGCAACACGCTGGGGCAAGGAAGCGTTAAGACAGGAATTACAGGATGAGTTAAACGCAAGGCAGGAAAAGAAACATAAATTTTTATTGTTCATAGGAAAACGCTTTCGCAGGGATATGCGGAGCGAAACGAAAGAAAACTTGCCTATTGAGGCGTGTTGGATAGATGTTGATGGAAAAGAAATTATTGAGGAAGGCGGGTATAACGAGTTCCCCGCTATGTGCCATAGATTTGATAAGCGCCCATTTCTCCCTTGGGGATTTTCTCCGGCTATGAAAGCATTGCCGTTTGCGAGGCTTCTGAACGCAGTCGCCAAAACTAACCTTAGGGCTATGATGAAAAGGACAGATCCTCCAATTGCGTTGCCGGATAACGCCTTCATCATGCCGTTTAACGCTAATCCCCGGGCTGTTAATTATTACAAGCGCAGTGTTATGGAGGGTGGCTCTAAAGATATATTCGCCTTTGCTAATTACGGCGACCCGGCGTTTGGAACACAGGCAGTTGAGTATTACGCCCAGAAGGTGCAGACGTTAATGTTCCGGGATGTGTTCTTAGCGTTTGAGGGGATCAGTAAACAAATGCAGAACCCCGAAGTCTATGAGAGGATTAATGAGAAAATGACACTCCTGGGCCCGGCAGTAGGCAGGTGGACAGCGGAAGTTAGCAATCCCATAATCCAGCGCACAATCGGCATACTATTCCGCAGGGGAAGATTACCGCCATTACCTGATGAGCTGATTGAAGATCCCGGCTACGAGATAGATTATGTATCGCAGTTAGCTCAGGCCCAAAGGCGTAGTGAACTTAATTCCTTAGTTACCGCTCTTACTATGACCGGGCAAATGGCGAATTTCTCTCCTGAAATACTTGACGGAGTTGATGGTGATAAGACCAGGAATGAGATTTGGGGGATTACAGGTGCGCCGGTTAAAGTTTTGCGTAGTGATGATGAGATACAAAAGATAAGGGAAGCAAGGGCAAAACAACAGGCACAGGTCCAGCAGTTAGCAATGATGCAGGAAGGTGCAAAGACAGTGCAGACAGCTGCCGCTGCAGATAAGTTGATTGCCGAAGCGGCAAGCACAGGAAGGAAAACCCTTGAGTAATTTAACCGATATAAGATATGTCAAGGACTTACAAAACTCCCTGCGCATATTTGACAGCGAACAGGGTAAAGAAGTGATGAAGTTTTTGGAAAGCATAGGAGGTTGGACACCGAATATATTTGATACGCTTGATACAAATGAAGTTATAGCGAGGGACGCTAATCGCAGATTGATAGGGACGATTAAGACCTTGCTTACACAACCAGCCGAGGTCATTGTGGCTTTGGCAAAAAAGGAGGAATAAAATGCCGGATAATCTTGACCCTGTTGTGGACAATCAAGACCCAGTAGTTGACCCAGTTGCACCAGTAACACCTGCGCCGGTTTCACCTGCATTCAGTTGGAAATCTAACTTGCCGCCTGATTATGTGAATAGCCCAACTATGCAGAAATTTACCGACGATAAGGATGGCTTGTCAAAAGCTATTGAAAGTCACCTTAATTTGGAGAAGTTGTTGGGCCATACCAAAGTGCCGTTGCCTAAAGACGATAAAGATATTGCAGGAATACAGGCATTTAACAAAGCGCTTGGCGTGCCTGATAAGCCGGAAGGTTACGGATTAAAAGACCCGACTATGCCTGAAAGTATGAAGTCAATGACCTTTGATAAGAAAACATTTTCAGAGGTTATTCATAAGTTCGGGCTTACGCCTAAACAGGCAAACGGATTATGGCAGGCATATACAGATATGTCTATGCAAAGCTACAACAAATACGTTACCGAGAATAACAAGCAGTTAGGCGATATGGTATCCGGTTTACGCCAGGAATGGGGCGACGCTTACGACAGCAATGTAGAATTAGGGCAAATGGTAATAAATAAGTTTTCGGATAGCCAAGAGATGAACGACTTTATTACCGCTTCGTTGCTCAAAACTCCGCAGGGAGTAAAATTTCTTGCCAAAGTAGGAGGACAGTTCGCCGAGAATAAGATCGGCGATTTCAAGTATTCGAGGTTCGCCCTAACTCCTGATCAGGCTAAACAGGAGATAGACAAGATCATGAACGACACTAACCACCCGTATCTTAATCCGAAAGCAACGAATGAGGAGCACGATAGGGCGGTGGAGTATATGAATACTTTACATTCTATTGTAAGTAAAGGAAGTAAGTAAAGCAAAGATAAGGCGACAGAAGCCCCAGAGCTTTATTATTTGAACGGTGGATAAGGCTATAAGCCCCCGCAAAAATAATATTGCCTAAAGAGCGACCCTCTTATTAGAGGACAATCAATCCTAAAGCAAAGGAAAGAGAGTTTTCTATTAAGAGGGTTTTTCTTTTACAAAGGAGCTTAAAGTGGCAGACACCCAAAATCAAATATACGCTCAAGCGTATGGCAGGAATATTATGCAGTTGGCACAGCAGAAATATTCCAAACTTATAAACTATGTGTTTATGAGACCGAATGTCAATGCCAAGACATTCTTTCAGGACAGGATTGGCGAATGGTCAATGTCGGTAAAAGGCGGCAGAAATGTCGCTACACCGAACAATGACCCGAATTTATCAAGGCGTATGGGAACAATGGTTGATTACCACGATGCCCGTTACCTTGACCGGGGCGATGAATTACGTTCTATCTCCGATCCAAGAAGCTCTTACACTATCGCGGCTGCTTCTTCTTTAGGTAGGAAGATTGACGATGTCATTCTTTCTGCCGCAGTCGGAACAGCAAACTATGGGGAAACAGGTTCTTCTTCTGTTACTCATAGCAACACAGTTTCAATCGCAACGGTTGGCTATATCACCTTAGCCAATTTAGCGAGCGTCAAATATGCTTTTGACAATGCCAATGTGGAAGAAGAGGACAGGATTATCGTTATTACTCCTCTGGCCCTGTCTAACCTTTTACAGGTTTCACAGGTAACTTCTTCGGATTACGCCGCAGTCAAAGCATTGGTAAGGGGTGAGGTTGATACGTTTATGGGGATGAGGTTTATTACCTCAACTCGTATTGCCCAGATTACCGGCGGCAATGTAACAGCAGGAGCAATCACGCTTGTCGCTTTCCAGAAATTCGGAGTTTGCCTTGCCATGGCTTCCGCTCCCTTGGTAAGAACTGACGAGAGGACAGATTTGTCTTACTCTTGGCAGATTTACTATGAGCTGAATGTCGGCGCAGTAAGGTTAGAAGAGGCAAGAGTTGTGTCAGGACAAACTGTGTAACGGGTATATCCCCGTGGGGTGCGATTACGATAAACGCACATAATAATCCGGTATAGCCGGAGAAAGGAAATAAGATGGCAAGTTTATATGCGGATAATGTAACAAAGGTTAGGGCCGGGGGGAGTGGAGATAATTATGTCGCTGACGGGTTTATCAAGACCGTTGAAAAGGTATGGATTGATACCTATACGGTTGCGGCGGCTATTCCATCAACGTCTTCTCTTTGTATCGGTAAAATACCGAAGGGGAAGAAGCTGACGGATGTAATTGTCTATCTGCCTGTATTGAGCGCGGCGGCTACTACATCAACCGTCTATCTTGATACTGCGGCTACAACCTCGGTAGCTCCGTGGGGCGGCGCATTAGAGCCGGCTGGACAGAGTGAGGCGATAGCGACAGCAACAATATCAACGGTTCGTTTAGGGCAGACCAAAGCGTTTGCTGAAATGCCGGAAGATGTTGAGCTGTTCATTATGATTAACCCTGCGACGACCATAACGGCAGGCACAATCAAAACAATTATTAAGTACACCTAACGGTTGAATAATTAGAGGTGGAGAGGCGCTTAATGCTTCTCCTCCTCTAATTAAGAAAGGATATTATGGCAGTCTCTAAAACTTCGCTTGTAAATAAAGCGTTGACAATAGCCGGTGCTACTCCAATTACCAATATCACCGACGATACTAACAACGCCCGTATTGTTAACCGTGTTTATGAGATTGCCTTGAAAAGTATATTAGGCGAGTGCAAATGGAATTTTTGCACACAGAGGGCTTTGCTTGTTTCTTCGGCAACCACAATGAACTGGTATTATACTAATGAAACAGTCGTCTATGTCCGCCCCTCAACCTGTATTCGCATATTCGGCACTAACGACGATAACGCAGAATGGCGGGAAGAAGGCGATTATATAATAAGCGATACTGTCGGAATTGGAATAATTTATACATATTATCTTGATGATCCCTCAAAATATCCTTCCTCTTTCGTAGAGGCTTTTATAGATAAGCTCTGTTCGGATATTGGCTATATGATTATTAATGATGTTCGGATAGCCAATGCATTCTTGGAAAAATACCAGAAAGTATCTTTGCCGAAAGCAATGGCAGAGAACGCGCAAATTGGGAAATCCCAATACTTAAAAGACGACGCCTGGGAACTGGCAAAAACACAGGATAATCAACCGGATTCATAATGGCGAAAATTGATTGCATAAAAACTTCTTTTGTAGGCGGTGAATTTGGAGCGTCCTTATTCGGCAGGACTGATGTTGCTCAATATGCCAATGCCTGTGAAATAGTTGAAAATTTCCTTATACGTCCTTATGGTTCTGTAATATCCCGCCCGGGAACTCGTTATGTGGCGGAAGTAAAAGACAGCACAAAAGAAACCCGCCTTTTAAAATTCGTATTCAATCAATCAGACGCCTATATAATCGAAATGGGCGATTATTATTTCAGGTTCTATACTAATCAAGCGGTTGTGGTAACTTCGGGAACAACGCCGTATGAAATATCGCATATCTATTCGGAAGATGAAATATGGGATGTCCAGTTTACGCAGTTAAATGATATTATATGGCTGACACATCCAAGCCATCCTCCGCAAAGATTAATAAGGTTTGCCGCCGCTAACTGGACCTGCACGGAGTTGGCGTTTATAGGCGGCCCATTTCTTGAGGATAATACTGACGATACAACTCTTAACGCTTCGGCTACTACCGGCACTATTAACCTTGTTTTCTCTCCTACCGGATCCGGTATCTTCGTAGTATCTACCGCCGCAACAAAGGGGCATTTGGGGGCATATTTTAAGATAGGCACCACAAGGACTAACGCTACCACAGGATTGGATGAACAGGGGTATGTCCAGATTACCAATGTAGTCAATGCCTATACGGCTACCGCTTCCGTAATTAAGACCTTGACTACATCAGGGGCGACGACTATCTGGGCAGAGGGGGCATGGAGTGCGGTCAGGGGATACCCGGGTTGTGGCAATTTCCACGAAAGGCGGTTATGGTTTGCCCGGACTGATTACGAACCTAACAAAGTATGGGGGTCAAAATCATTTATTTATGATGATTTTGCTTTAGAAGCCCAAAATGATGATGATGGAATAAATATCGAACTTGCTTCGAATGAAAGCAATCAGATACAATGGCTTGCTTCGGGTAAGTCTTTGATTGCCGGAACTTATGGCGGCGCATTTGTGATTAACTCCGGATCTACTGATCCGATAACTCCGTCCAATGTTAATGCCTCGGAAGAAGTATCTTTTGGGACAGAATCAATACCGCCAAAGAAAATGGGAAATTTCCTTTATTATATTCAGCGTTTCGGGCAAAGATTAAGAGAATTATTTTACTCTTGGGATTTAGATACTTACAAGTCCGTAGATAAGACTATTCTATCTCCTCATATCTTACAGCCTGCGGTATGGGAAATGGATTACCAACAAAGCCCCGATACTGTTCTCTGGTGTTTGCGGAATGACGGTGTTATCGCTACATTAACACGGGAAGTTGATCAGGAAGTACAAGGCTGGTCAAGGATAACCACAAACGGTTATTTTTCTTCAATTGCGGTCATCCCTTCGCAGACTGATGACTATGATGAGGTATGGTGCATAGTTGCCAGGAGCATTACTCCGACAGGAGGAACATCAACAACCAAACAGTATATAGAAGTCTTTGAAAGCATAGAATTACCCGACAGACAGGATTTGTGTTTATATCTGGACAGCGCGTTGACCTATAACGCCTTTACCGCAAATACCACCGCTACCATATCTTTATCAGCAACAAGCGGAACCATTACAGTAACTTCAAGTACGGCGTATTTCTCGGCTAATGATGTAACCCAAAGATTAAGGGCAATAGACGCAGACGGTAATATCGTCGGAGAAATATATATCACTTCTTACGGGTCGACAACTTTAGTCAAGGGAACGAGCCGGTATAACTTTGACGCTTTAACTTATTCCCCTGGATACTGGGGAGTATCGGTAAAAACTATAACCGGATTAACCCATCTTGAAACCTGCTCAACAACTGTCTTAGCTGACGGAGGAACGGACTTACCGGCAAAGACCGTAACTAACGGAACGATAACGTTAGCTTATGATTATTTTGTAGTAAGCATCGGATTATCCTATGACCAGATTATTAAGACCTTACCTTTTGAGGCAGGAAGCGAAAGAGGCACATCACAAGGCAAAGTGCAGAGGATTAACGAACTTGCTTTTAAGGTTAACCGATCGCATAAAGGTTTTTATGTCGGCGGCACAGAAGCAGAACTTGACAATGTAAGTTATATTGAAAGCACGACGGAGGAAATTCTATATACTGGCACAATACCCAATCCCGATTTTGTGTTAAAGAGGGTATCATTCAGGGACCCTGCAACACCTATGGGAACGCCGGAAGTATTATACACAGGCATAATCCCTAACATATCTTTCAGGGATAATTACCAGTATGGCTCGCAGGTGTATATAAAGAACTCTGACCCGTTGCCGATGGAAATATTAAGTATAATCGCTACATTGACTACATACGATAAATAGGAGTCATAAAATGGGGTGGGCCGGTACAGCATTACAGTTAGTTGGAGGAATAGTTCAAGTGGGTTCTTCTATTTCCGCAGGAAAAACAGCAAAAAAAGAAGCTGAATATAACGCTTCTTTAGCCGAACAGGAAGCGGCGAATATTGAAAACCAAAAAAGATTAACCGCTTATCAGACGAACCGGCAGATAAACCAGGCGATAGGCACGACTACCGCCATGACTGCCGGAAAAGGCATAGGGTTATCAGGGTCTCCTATGGCTATTATGCTTGATACCCAGACGCAAATGGAAATAGACAAGCGAATACAGGTAAACAATCTTGAAACCCAGAAACAACAATCTTTATCACAGGCGGAAGCGTTACGGAGAAAAGGAAAGACCGCCGCAATTAGTGGATATACTAACGCTTTTACAAGTGCGCTTAATCTCGGGTCTAACTATGCACAGAGAACAGGTAAATTATGAGCCCTAATTTTCCACGTTACAATTCACAAGCTGCATTAAACACACAGCCTAACGCTGTTATGCGTGAAGGATCAAGCGATACTTCGAACATTATCAATAAGGCCGCGGGACAGGTTAGCGATATTGCGATGAAGTGGACTATAGCAGTTGATAATATGGCTGAAACCGCTATTAAATCAAATATGGCTAAGGGGGTAGCACAATTAAATCAAGACAGTATCTCTGACCCCGATATAAATGGCGAGAAAGACAAAATTGAACAATTAAAGAAACTTCGTTCTTCCGCTATGGGAAAGGGATTACAGAATAAATCTACTGAACAACAATTAGGCATGGAGTTGGACACGCAAACTTATCTTGCTACTTTGGAGATAAACAATATATATGCTAAAAAGAAGTTATTGGCAGACAACCTCAATACCACAAACTTGCTTGAAAATTACGCAGGCATAAGGTCGCAGGCGTTACAAATAGGCAATAATACAGTCGTTGAGGAAACCGACAAGAAAGCGTTTGAGTTGATACAAGGTAAAGTTGCAACGCAGATATTAAGTGAAGCGCAAGGTAAGGAAGCATGGAAAAGTTACCGTCTTGGCTCTGTTGATTTTGATATACAGAGCGATCCTTCAACATTGCAAAAAGGCTCTCCTGTTTTACAAGAACTATTGAAAGGTAAAGAGGGTAGATATTCATTTCTTGCTAACGATGAATTGGCGGACAAGATTAAAGCGTCAAAGATAAATATATGGCGTAATAAGGTAGCACAGGAAAAAGCGATACAAGAAGAAAAGACAACCATTGCTTTAGACTTATCTAATAAACTTGCTAACGGTGCTTTAAGTTTAACAGATGTCCAGAAGATAGGTAGAGATGACCCGAAAACAGCGGCTATATTTGATAACGCCATAGATGTAAAACAAAGAGAAATTGATGACCCGGAAAATAAGACGGCTGAGTATCTATTGAAACTTTTGGACAATGACAAAGCGACTGCTCTTGATGTATTGACCAAAGCCGCGGAATACAGAGGAACTAAAAACTTTGACGATAATGTTTATGGTTGGGTAGTGCAGGAAGTAGCTAAAAAATTTGACAGGGAGAAGAAAGGTTTATCGGGTTGGGATAAGGCGACAGAGGCGTTTAAGAATGGGGCAAAGTCAATAAATGCTTTTGCAGGTGTTTTGGGCCCGGTAGGTATACTCTCCAATATAATGATAAATAAGTTTACTCAAAAGGTTAAAACTGGGACTGACCCGGATGTCGCAAAGACAGAAGTTATCAATGAACAACTTACGGAACAGATAGATAAGACAAAGTTAACAATTCCAGCGCAGGAAATAGAGATGATTTCTCCTGACGGGCGCAGATTTAAAGTTGCACCGGATAAAGTTGACAAAGCATTAAACAAGGGGTTTAAACGTGCCGAATAAATCAGTTTTAGAAGATTATTCCGATATTGGAATGGAAGTAAAAAAAGATAACTATTCCGGCATAGGAAGAGAGGTTACGCCGGTTATCCCTGAATTAATAAAAGCTCCGCCTGCTACTTTTATTGATAGGATAAAATCTTTCTTTACTGATCCTGAAAAGGATATCGCGAAAGCGCAGAATGTTTATGCTTTATCGGAAGTAACGGGATTGCAATTAAAAGATGTTTATAATAATTACGATTTATTAAGACGGTCAAGCAAGGTAACCGGAATTACCCCTGATCTGGAAAGACGTGAATATATGGCGATAGCAATGACGCCTTTTATAGCTGCTGCAGCGGTTGCTAATCCGATTGGCACGACTGCCGGACTTATAGCTTATGCGGCGCTGGATAAAGCGATTCCTACCGATGAAATGGTCAAGAAGATTGAAACCGGAATGGGCGGAGAGTTAAGCGATACCACAAAGACGACTATTGATTTATTGGACTTCATAGGTAAAGGTTTAATTGTTGGCGGAGTATTCAAGCAAGCCCCGAAACTTGCGGAAGGATTTATGAAGCGAAAATTAGTTGAATATAATTTAGCCAAAGATATTACATTATCTAAAGATCAGGTAAGAGACATATTTCAAACAGGAAAACTTACTACCGCAGAAGAGCAGTCTTTGTTTGGAAGTCTTAATTTATCGGGTAATGAATTAAAGGCTTCTTTGCAGGAAGGCGTTAAGATTACTATACCTGCGGAAAAGTTGACTACTCTTGTTGATAAGCCGATATGGGCGAAGATTAAAAGCATAGTGGGGGCAGAGAGCAAGCCGAAAATAGTATCAGAGTTGGCCGGCCAGCCGAAAAAGGCAATTGCAGGGTTAATTGATCAGGTGGAAGCCCCAAAAACCCCTGTTTTAGGCCCAAATAAGCCCATACAGGCCCCGATTACACCTAAAGCCATACCAGAGGGCTTACCTCTTGCAATTCGCCTTAAATCCGGGGAAATCATTACTGACGCAACCGCTAAACTCCATTCTGATATTGTTACCGCAAAAGGGATAAATCCTGATGATGTAGTGGATGTGGGGATAGAAGTAAAAGGAGAATATCAAGCAACCAAAATCCCCGATAGCAAAGGCGGCGCACCATTAGAGAGTTTGCCGGAAGTGCCGGAAGGATTGATGGAAAAGGTTAAGGGAATGGTTGACCAAGCACAATTCCCACCACCGCCAAAAGGACGAGGCGAAATAGTCCCGCCTGAAATGAACTTTGGGACATGGAAAGATAAAAACGCTTTGTCATTATCAAGGGAAACTCTTGAAAGGAATATTGAAGATGTGGCAGGTAAAGACGCTCCCGAGGTTAAAGAGTTTATTACCGATCCGATAAAGAAGAATGAAACAGCAAGGGCAGAATGGATTACCGAGAAACGGCAGGTTATATCTGGGAAAATGCAGGAATTAGGGATTAAATATAAATCCAAAGAGTCGGCTCTTGTTATGAGATATGGCGAAAACAGGATGACTTTAGGTGAGTTGAAGAAAGAAGCTCCTGAGAATTGGGAAAGTATCGCTAAAGGTTCTGATTATTTTAGAAACCTTTATGACGAGATGTTGGATGATATAAATTTGGTAAGGTCAAAATATGGTTATGATCCTATACCCAAAAGGCAGGATTACTTCCGGCATTATCAAGAAATGGGAAATGTAATCCAAAGCGTCGGGCTTATTTTTAGGGAAGAAGATTTACCTACCGGTATAGCAGGGTTAACAGGGATATTCAAACCTGGAAAACCTTTTACTACCGCAGAATTGAAACGCAAGGGCGGAGCATTTACTGAGGACGCCATTGGGGCTATGGATAATTATATAGACGCTATATCTAAACAGTTGTTTCATATTGACAGTGTTCAGAGGGCAAGGGTATTAGATAAATACATCAGGACGCAATCAGAAGTCAATGAAGATGTAAAATTGCCTAATTTTGCCGCTAATCTTAATGAATACGCTAATTTAATCGCGGGAAAGAAAGCTACTTTTGACAGGGCTTTTGAAGGATTATTTGGCAGGCCATTATACGGAGTAGTTAACTTTTTAAAGAAACGCACTGGGGCCAATATGATAGGAGCTAATATATCTTCTGCCCTTATGAACTTTATACCTTTTACGCAGTCTTTATCTACTACTAAACCGCAATCAGCTATGAAAGGTTTAATGGAAGCGATTATTACTCCTTTTAATAAAACTCATTTTGAAATTGATGGAGTTAAAAGCGATTTGTTCACAAGGCGTTATCCTGTAAATCAAATGGCGTTTAACTGGTTGGGGAAAATAGAGGAATCCGCCAATTCATCGTTCAGGTTAGTTGACCAATTTGCGGCTAAATCGATTTTAGCGGGAAAGTATTATGAGGGAATTGATATGGGGTTAAGCCCAGAGAAAGCTATGAAGCAGGCAGATAGTTATACTGCCAAAATTATAGCAGACAGGGCGTGGGGTCAATTACCTAACCTTATGGGTTCAAAAACACTTGGTATGATTACCCAATTCCAGACGGAAGTTAATAATATGTTTTCCAATATCTTAAAAGATATACCTCGTCAATATAAAGGCGACACTAAAAAGGTATTTAATGCTTTTGCTACTTTCGCTGTTCTTTCGTTTTTGTTTAATGAGGCTTACGAAAAGACTTTAGGACGCAGACCGACTATTGACCCAATTTATGCGGTCCTTACTTTATTAGGTATGAGTTCTTTAGGCAAAGACCAACCAACAGGTAAAAGGATATGGAGAACAATAGTTGATGTAGGCGGTAATGTGCCTTTCGGTAATTTAGTTGTACAGGGCGGTAGATTCCCTATCTCCGCAGGAATACCAGACATAAATAAAGTTTTAACTTCTGAAACAGGTTCAGAGAAAGCAAAAGAGTTAATGAAGCCATTATATTATTTTGCTATGCCTCTTGCCGGTGGGCAGGTCAAGAAAACCGTTGAAGGGACAACTGATGTATTAAAAGGAAAATCTACTACGCCCAAAGGGAAAACAAGATATAAGATAGAGCAGGATTTTTCTAATTTTATGCGCGGATTTTTATTCGGTAAAAATGCATTCCCAGAGGCAAGAAAACATTACGAAAACCAAGGTATTAAGAAAAAGGATAAATTCTAATGACAAGACTATGGAAGTGGTTAACTGATTTTAGTTGTTTCGAAGAAAGATATTACGGGTTTTGTTTAGAATTGGAAAGAACATTTAAAATATCGTTTTGGATCGGAGTAATAATCTTGTCAGCGATGTTTTTTATTCAATTTATTAGTTTCGGGAAGGAGTTATAATGTCAGTATCATCTACCACACGAAAACAGCAATTTGTCTTAGACGGAATAGAGGACGATTATACCTTTACATTCCGGGCCTTAACCAGTGCGCCCGAAGATATTAAATGCTCGGTAAAGACAGCGGGAGTTACGACTGTATTGACTTACACGACACAGTATTCCGTAGCCATAAACTCCGAAGGGGTAGGGGGAACGGTAACTTTAGTTTCCGCAGGGACGATCGGATTAGGCACATTAACCGTCTATCGTGAAACTACAAATACGCAGGAAAGTGATTATGATGATTATAACCAATTTCCTGCTAATACTCTTGAGGAAGATTTAGATAAGCGTACCATGGTTGATCAGGAACAGACTGAGACTTTCGACAGAACTATAAAACTGCCTATCGAAAGTACACTAACTGGGCTTGAATTACCTGATCCTGAGGCCGGAAAAGCTCTAAAGTGGAATGCCGCCGCTACGTCTTTAATAAACAGTACCGTGAACATCGAAAACATAGATACGGCAGTAGCGGAGGCATTAGCTTCTCAACTCGCGGCAGCTACTTATGCGACTACGGCATTAACACACTCGAACACCGCTTTAGAGTATGCCCAGGTAGCTCAAACTGCATCGGCAACCGCGCTAAGTTCATTGACTATTCAGATAAATCTACAAACACGGAGTTATACTGTTGCATTAGCTGATGCTAATAAAATGATAGACCTTAATTCATCGGGAACTATAAATCTGACTATTCCATCAAGCGGGGCGGTAAACTTAGAAACTGGAAGCGTGATTTTTATTCGACAACTCGGGGCAGGGCAAGTCGTTATTACTACAAGCGCGACAGTTACTGTAAGAGCTGAGACAGGATTGAAAATTTCCGGACAGTATGGCGTTGCTGCTTTATTAAAAACTTCCTCCGATGAATGGCAGGCAGTGGGGGCATTAGAATCATAATGTTAAAAAAAACTTTAGTACTATTACTCTTAGGAATAATTAAGCTCAAGAAATTCATCGAACTTGACTATATGGAGTACAGCTCCGACGCTTTGGCTCAGGCGGCGTATGTGACGAACGCTTATACGACTGACCAAATCCCCACGATGACTTCTAACACTACTCCCTCTGGTGTGGCAAGCGCTTATAGCACTCCTATTTATGCCGCTTGGATAGCAATGAATGATACAAATACCAGTGAGACTGATTGCTGGCACTCAGATGCTACATTAAACACTGTGGGTTATACTTGGCTACAATATCAATTTACATCAGCAAAGATAATAGAGAGATACACAATAACAGGAAGAAATTACGAAGGTCCTCCTGGGGCTTCACCTTATCCTACAACATGGAAGTTACAAGGCAGCAACAACGGCACTGACTGGGTAGATTTAGACACACAGACAGGTCAAACCTTTACTCAAAGCGAGAAAAAGACTTATAGCTTTCAAAATACTACTGCCTATGTTTATTATAGATTGTGGATTACAGAAAGCAGTAATGGTGTTCACGCTTCCATAGGTGAGTGGGAATTACTGGAAGCCTATACTCAGTGTTATTCCGAAGCCACCATAAAAACCCAAGGAAGTTATGCGTTGAAGGCGGTGGCTGCTGCAGTTGATACTTTTTCCTCACAGTATCCTACACAGGATACTGACCATGTTAAAGC